CATCAAAGCAGGGAATATCGCCGTTGGCGGGATTCTCGGGCAGCAGCCGCGATTCGTCCACGGTAGAGCCGGTTTCGACGGTCACGTTGCCGGATTCGTCGGGAAGCTGCCCGTTCACGCTCTTGACCAATTCGGACTTGTTGAACTTGCCCCATTCTCCGACCGTCTGCGGCTTGGAGTAAGGCGCATCAGGCACCGCAATGCTCGTGCCGGTCCACTGATTGATCTCATCATCAGGGATGTACTGCAAGCGGACCTCGTCGACCAGTCCGCTGAACGTGCGTTCCGTGTCTCCTTTAGCGTACGTTCCGGCGTAACCGCCGATTGCAAGCGTTGAACAGAAGTTCGCCCGCTCCTGTGCTGAAATCTCGTTCAGGAACGCACCGTTCAGATAGAAGCGGAGGCCCCCCGAATATTTCACGATTGCCAGCCAATGCCACGTACCAGACGCCGGAGGCGTATCCAGATAAAACAATGGAGCATCTGATTCTCCGTAACGCCCGGTGGAATCAAACCCGAAGCCATGCGTATTCTGGTCATCCATAGAAAGCCATGTCGGATAACTCACGCCATGATTATTTTCATCAGGATTGAACCAGCCGGATACAACCCAGTTGTTTGCGTTCAGTTCATCCAGATTCGTCGCAACGGTCATACTGCCAGTGACGTATTTGGCACATTTGCCCCATTTACCACCCTCGACGACGGTAATTGTTCCCGTTTTTTTCGTAATCGTGACCGGGGCGGCATTCCCGGCGGCTTCGTCCTTGATTTCGTCCGCGTCGAAGTGGAGCAAAATCCTGGTGTTCGCGTCGTTTCCGCCGCCGATGGTCGCGGTCGCATCAAAGCAGGGAATATCGCCGTTGGCGGGATTCTCGGGCAGCAGCCGCGATTCATCTATTGAACCACCAATATCACTTATTGCTCCAGATTCATCAATCTTTTTAATATTACCATCGGTATCCACTCCTAAAGAAATTCCACCTTCAAGAGCAACTTTACCTGATAAATCTTGCTTTTTTAAATCAATTAAATAATCCATATCTTATCCTTACTTTAAGATAGCATTGACTGCTTACTTCCTGAAAACCAACAAAATCCAACAACTTCTGAACTATCTCTATCTGAAAAATCTAATACAACTGAATTTTCATTAAAAGTTGTACTTCTTGGAGTAATAGAACAACCCCATCCAAATAATAATTTATTTCCTAAATTATGATTAATTGTTATTTTCCCTTCTGAAACATTAGATGCTGTAAAATTAATCGCTTCACTTGTAATACCACTTGATAAATCAACAGCTTCCCATCCATCTGCTGTTTTAGCAACAACTTGTCCAACAGAAATAGATGATGGAATTGGAACTTTCCCATTTAAAGAAGTTGTAAGAGCATCATTAGTTGGTAAAGCATCCAATTTAGTTTTATCAGCACTTGACATCAAACCATCTTGCGAAGAAGTTGCTACAGAATACGTAGTATCAGTTGCACTTAGAGTTCCATCAGCAGCAATTGTAACATTAGTTCCCTGTTTAACACCTCCAAGTGTTGAAGCTGTCGCAACAGGAAGGACGTAACCACTACCACCAGAAGAAGCCGCATGTAAGGTACCGTCTTCATCAATAGTAAAATCAGAACTAATTTTAATACCACCTAATGTTGATGATGAGGCAATTGGAAGTTCATATTGAGAAGCATTTGCACTTAATACACCCTCACCAGTAATAGATAAATTAGCACCTACTTTAATACCACCAAGTGTATCAGAAGATGCTACTGGCAACTCGTAACCACTACCTGCACTTACACCTGTATCAGTCTCACCAATAAACCAGTTCCCATTCTCTCCAATATGAGGAGTAGTGCCATCTTTTCCCTCAGCAACAACACCAGTATCTTGAGTACCAATGATCCAATGCTTAGTATCTGCATCAATAGAGGGAGTTTCTCCATCAATACCATCTGCTCCAGCGGGACCAGTTGCACTTACACCTGTATCAGTCTCACCAAGCATCCAGTGATTATTGGAAGGATTAATAGAGGGTGTAGTTCCAGCATCTCCTTTTGGACCAACAACCATAGCAATTGGATCGCCATACTCTAATCCAGAATTTTTAATGCGTTGATGATAATATCTATCAGCATCAGTTTGAGTATCATGCCATTCTGATTTATCTACAGAAAATTGGTATTCAAAAGGACTTCTATAAAAAGAAAGTATCCAAGATTTAGTAGCAACTTCATCTGGACCAGCTGCTGGAACATAAGAATCGTTTTCAAATTCAAGCACATTCCTGATGACAAATTCATATTCAAATGTTCTTACTACTTCTCCCTCTGAAATAATTTTATGTTGCATTGTAGCTGAAATACTTGATGTATTGCTGTAATCAAGTAGCTCAATAAGTTTATGTGATAGAGCATATAGTTTGAATACAAAAATACCTTGAGAAGCCCTACTATCATCAACTTCATCACCTTCTGCTTTCATAATAAGAGCTTCTGGAACTCTCACAGTAGAGCCAGCGGGATAAGCTTGATCTAAGCTTACAGAAACAGTGAAAGTATAGGCTCCATTAGCATAAGAAACTGCTGTATAAGGGACACCTAAACGTTCACCTGCACCATCAATTAATACAATAGTGCCAGTAGGATTTATAGTAGTGGAAGCGGCAGTAACTTTGATAGATGAAACGGCACCAATAGAGAGCTCTTCCGCAAGAACTCCTTTTATGGCATGTTGCATATTATTATCAACAGCTACGGAAGAAGCAACTGTAACATCAGTTAAACCAGTCCACGGGGGAAATGAGGTGGGATCATCAGTTTGAGAACCATCCAGTGCAACATAATGAATTTCTAAATTCATATGATTGTTTAGAAATATATCAAGTATTCTATTTCCAAATAGATTACCTGCCTCATCATAAAGATCATTGGATAAAATATCATAATATAAAATAGTATTTTCCATGTTGCCTCTTTGTTATTTTTGTTGTCTATATAGTATAATATAGCATAATTTTTGAAAAAGTCAAGCTATTATTTAATTATTTTTTAAATTTTTATTTATTTGTTGTGATTTTACACGTTCCATTTCTTTAAGTATTACTTCCCAATTTGGTACAATCCCCTCATATCTATAATTTCTTTCTGCTTCTTTTAACATTTCGTGCAATTCTACGAAATCTGCTGATTCATCATAAGCATTTCCTAAGTGACCTATAATTTTTATATGATTTCTATAAACATTAACAGAAGCTTCTCCTTCTTTCGTCCCAGAACCAGTTGCAGAAAGCAACTCTTCCCACAGCACTATCGCCCTGCTCACATGCTTTTCGACACACAGGATGCAACTGTCTGAAGCCGCCGCGTTCGTTTCGCGCAGCCAGTGTACAATCTCGTCCTCAAAGCGCGTCATGCGCCCCATCCGTTCCCGAATCGCCCCGCAAGTCGGGCATTTGGCCTGTTTTTCAGCAACTTCCCGCGTGGCCGCTATCCGCTGGTTCATTGTTTCAATTTGTTTCTGGTCCATCGCATCTTCTCCTATTCAAATATCTCACAACGATCTTCTTCTTGATAGCCATACTGGTCCAAATAGCGTTTCACACAATCACAACCTGTTGCTTTTTCTCCTATTACTGAATCGATTTTACATTGGTATTCTGTCCAATAATCACCTTCCCGGTGGCAACTAGCCAAAGCACTGATATTGCTTACGCCGACATTGGTAATGATATTCGTATTGCCTGTATTATCGTGATGATAATTATATTCATTAAAACCAATTGCCTCAGCAAGAGCAGAGTTGTAAGCTGATCTTGCGGTTGCCTGTACATCAGAAATAACACATCCGTCTACCACCGTATTCATGTCGTCTTCCAGATATACGCCATAAACATATACACCAGCGGTGCTGTTTGACGAACCAGCCAGATTACTGACGCGACAATCATATAGGCTATTGTTGCGACCAAGATTAATGCCATACACATACTTATATGAACGAGAATCATTTGCATAGCAAATGCAATTTTCTACGCTACAATCATACAGTTGTGTATAACTTCCGGTATAAATCCCACAAACAGCATGGTGTGTGCAGCTAAGTTCAACTGCTCTGCATGAAATTAAAAAACAATAATTGCCTCTGATTCCATATACAACGCTTTCAGATGAACTGACAGCTGAACACTCGAAACCATAAACCGTTAAATAACCCGCATCCATGCCTAATACGTTATCGATTGCGAAGATTTCTGATGCTTGGCAATAATATACTTCTCCTCCAATGCCAGTATCCGCACTTTCTCCGGTTCTACCTTTTCGCCCCTTTAAATAGAATCCAATGCTCGACCACCCGGAGATATTTACAGCGGAACAATGATACAAATGGGGATTCTTCAGATAAAAACCATAAGCTCGAAAACGTCTAAAATTATCAAATGCACTCACATTTTCGACATGACAATCAGCCATATAAATTTCCACTCCTTTCAACCCATTCTCTCCGTCAAATCCAAGAGCTTCTTCCCGTGCGGTGATATCGCTGACTTCGCATCTGGAAAAATACGATGGGGAAAATGTTGACCCACGTGATACGATCATGCCGTAAACATTGGAAATAAGCACTTCATACGTGCCGAAACTTTTGACGTTTTTCACGCTGCAATCAAGCGCCAATACCGGATAATCATTACTCCGGGACGGGGATAACCACATTCCACAGGCATCACATTCGGAAGTCAGGTTGCTGGCATGGCAATCATACGCCATAAGCGAAAACTCCGGATTTACCTCTTCTGCGGCGCTGGAGTTCAGCAGAATCCCGTAGATTTCCCGGCGGCCGTAAGTATGAAGGTCGCTGACCCGGCAGCCATGAAGCGCACTGGGGTATGTATAGGTATCATCCATGAAGTAAATCCCGTAACACATCGCCTCAGAGTAAGACGTTTTGGGAGCAAATTCCAGATCATGCACATGGCAGTTATACAAATAGGTTCCGGCAAAGGACGTAACGCCAGCGAAATCCACCGTCGCATACGCCACTTCCCATTTATCCGGGTCGGTTTCTTCTTCCTGCCATACATCCAGAATCAGGCGGCCATATCCCTGATGCCAATCTCTCCGTTTCTGTTTTCCAACTGTGTAATTGATGGTGCCTTTGATCCGAAGTTGATAAATCGGGCGGCAGCACATACTGTCTTGAGAACAATCCAACGATGTTTGAAGCCGTTCCAGCGCGTAATTGACATTGCGCCATGGGTTCTCTTTCGTGCCATCTCCTGTTTCATCGCGCGTCGCGGGGTCCCCGTCCCATGCAATCGAATTGCAATAAAACGTCATGGCCTCCACTTCGTATTCCTGGTACTCAATAAGGTTCAGTCCATAGTCCTCCGGGACTTGAGAAAAATCTTCCGGCGGTGCCGGAACATGCGGAATCAACCGGAACAGGGTACGTTTTTCCAGCGGCGCGGTCAGCAATTCAACAAACCGGGGCGCATTGGTGCGCTCCACTCGTTCCGCCGGGTAACGACGTACCAGCGCACCGGCGGGGGTCATAGGAATAATGTACATGCCGCCCTCCTATTGCTCGCAAAGGTTGTACCAGTAGATTTGCGCGATTCCGTTCGAGCTGACGGCGTTGTGATCCTGCTGGATTTTCCTGCTGCCATCCCGGTCGACGATTGCGCGCCCGATCTGGTAGTAGCAATTGAGATTATCGTCGTTCGGAAGGGTTTCAAGCAGCACAAGCTCTACTTTGGCGGCCGCTGCCGGAGTTTCGCCACTGGCTTTTGTAGCAGCGGTGTATTTCAGGACGATAAGCCGGGTTGCGGTGATCGCTTCCGAAGTCCACGCCGGAACAGAAAACACGATGTTGTTGACCTTGCAGGTGGAAGCGCCGCCGGTGGCTCCGTCCGCTACTTTCACCTTGAATGCGTCGCCCTCGCTCGCATCTGTGATCTTGAAATAGCCGTTGTATGAGTATGAGTATGATGCTTTAGCACTAGCAGTAATTGGAGTAAACACTTTACGATCAGAATGAATTTGACCAACTCTTCCTCCATCTTCTACTAAACCAGTTAATGCAGTCATCATTGACTTTGCCTGTGGTGCATTATTTGCACCTAATAACACAGGATTTGCCATAATACCTCCTTATAGTAAGCCATTTTTAGGAAACTCAAACGCATTCCAACTTTTCTCAAAAGCATCAACTATTTCCTCATAGAAAACAACACCATCTGCACTAATATTACCAGTAACTTTATTTAGTGGAACTGGTTCAATAATGTTCAAATCAGGTCTACTTTCTGAATAAAATCCCAAACCATTAGCAACATGAATAGCATTTGGATAAGCATCAGTGTCTTTTAAATAAAAGTCAGGATCAGAGCTAAATTGTATCCTAGTACGCCTCTTTGTAACTGGATGAACAAAGAAAACATCTTCTACAGGAACTACAGTATGCAAAACTGGCTTTTCATCTGCAATTTCCAACTTAACTTGTACTTTACAATAAGACCTTAAATTATCATTATCATTCAAAGTTTCTTCTGATGTTGATAATAGTAATAATTTAGCACCATTTTTAGGAATTATCAAGCCACCAATGTTAATTTGTGAAGAATTTACAGAATTTATAAAAGAAAATAAAGAATTATCAAATCTTTTTGTATAGTATTCAAAGTCAATAATTCTATTATTAAGTTTTAAAATTCTTCTTACTAAAGTATTTGCATTGTTATAAACCGCAGTTACTATCTTATCTTTGCTATAATTTGTATAAGAAACTACATCATATACTTTATTAGAAACACCAACGTTACAACATTTATCTAGTTTAATAAGTTTAGCCAAAGCAAACCTCCATAATACTAAATAGATTGATAAGTTCTGAACCCTTTTCTTGGAAAATCTAAAGATTTCCAATCCAGTTCAATTGCAATTCTTTTATCAATAACATTTAAATCAGGATCATCCCAATCAGGCGCCTGTGTTTTATCATAAATGTACCCATCACTTGATAAAACAATAGGTTCACTAATTCTTAACTGATACATATCAGAACCCCAGTTACCCCATCCTTTCTTATAATCTCCAATATCGCAAGGAAATAATTCTGATCTTTTTTTTGTGACCTCGTTTCCACTTCCGTCTACAAAGGTATAATTTTGTGTTTTATATTGTTCTCTTAAATAAGGATTACCTTCAAATTGAACATAATCAGTAATTTGTGTGCGACCAATATCCATATTTGCTTTATAACTTGTTCCGAGAATCTTCTCAATATCTACAGGACGCATAACAGCAATTTCTATTTCAGCATCTACTTTATACTTTTTGCGTTTTCTATTCTCATCATAATCAGCTTGCAAGGATTTTAGGATACCTCCTCCTTTTTTTATTTTTATTCCACATACTGTAATATCATTTTTATTAACTGTACCGGTGTATTCTGTAATCCATTCATAGTCAAATCTTCTGGCATAATAAGAAAACTTAATTAATAAGTTACGAAGTTTTCTAATTCCATACATAGGTTCATCAATAGCATTTCTACAAGTATCTGTAGGATTTTTCATAGAAGTATCTGACTTCTTATACATCTTAGCATCATATATATCATATGTAACAACAGAAACAGACATTGTTGCCGGAGATGTATCGGAATTGCTTGAAGAACTGGAGGACGAGGAAGAACTTCCATCATCCTCCTCTATTTCTCCAAATGAATAAGAAACTATATAATCCCATTGTAGCAAAGCTTGGCCTTTAGGAACATTAAAATGACCATTATTTCTAAATTTATCATCTTGTGCAATATCAATAGTGATATTTGTCACTTTTAAGAATACAAATTCATCAGCATTAATCTGCTTTTTTATCTTTGCTGGATGCTCATCTCCCCAAAATGGTAAACCATTTTTTCTTACTGTAGTAGCATCTGAAAAGATGTCAACACCATCAGTATAATAAGTTATTACTTTATAAGTTACTTCTGCCGAGAAGTCACCTTTTTCATCTATTTCTCCATTTTGTAAGTGTTTTTGAACATCGACAATCATGATAAAAATTCCCCTTTATGTTGTTGATACTACTCCATTAGGAGTTTGAACAGAAAGAGCTGCATTAGTTGTATTCCTTGTATTCTTTTCTATTCTATCAAGTTCTCTAGATATCTTATTAGTTTCTTTAAAAATATTAGTAACATTAGCATTAATAGTTTTTTGGTAATCATTAGAAGCCGCTTTAGCTAAAATATCAAAAGCTTCTTTACTACCAAGTTCCATTTGCTCTACAGTGGTAATGGTTACCGTACCGCCATGCATACTTTCTTGAAGTGAGCTTATTTGTGAAAGAAGTGTTTGAGCTTCTTTAGACATCTTTAAACCTAAAGTTGCATCTGTAGTATTTTGTAGAGACTTCATTACTTTAGCATATCTTTGCTGCAATCTCTGTAATTGTGCAGAATCTCCTAAGCTGGAAGCTCTAAAATCAAGTAAATCTTCTCTTGCTTGTTTAATACTTGCAAATACATTTATAGTTTCATTCTTTAATATAGTCAAAACTTGTACAATAGAATTACGCAATTCTGGTGATTTAACAGAATTTAGAAGATTTCTAGTAAGAATGTCTGCTATGTCTGCTGCACCTATTCTCATTGCAGAAGAAATATCTTTAATAGAATTTTGAACATTCTTTGGAAGTTGATTGAACTTACTTGATAAAATATCAAAACTCTTTAAAAATGCATCCATAGTAGAAGTTGATTGACTACCGAAAGCATTCTGAACAGCTTCCCCTATTGAATAACCAAACTCAGCAGATTCCTGCTGCATCTGTTTCAATATCTTAAGCCATTCTATATTATCATTAAAGAATTTACTTATATCTTTACTAAACTTACCGAAATCAGCAGTATTTAGTCTTCCAGAAAATACATCAATATTACTAGAACCTAAGTTTCCAATTAAATTAAATACAGATTTAGAAGCTGCATCAGATTTTTTATTAATTGCATCCATTACTTTTAAAACATCATTCAATGCAACCATGTCTTTAATAGCAGGAATTACATCTGTACGACCAACTTCTTTTGCATAATTAGCTAAAACTGCTTTCATGCCTTCGAAAGAAGCGTTGCTGTGAGTTTTTACATAATTTATATAATTATCATTAAAATTAATTAAAGCTTTATCTACTGTAGCAATTTCCGCTTCTAGTTTGTCAACTTGTTCTGTAGGAAGTTTTGCAATAGCTAGCACTGCTTTATATTGCAAGAGCATCTCTTTACGAAGCTCAATCATATTCATCAATGCTTCTTTAGTAGTTGTTTTCCCAATACTATTAAAATTAGTTAAAGTTTCTTTTAACTTATTAATAGAATTGCCTAAACCAACTAACTCTTCTCGTGAACGTTCTGTTTTGAAATACTTATCAAAACCAGCAGTACCAGAAGTTGCATTTTGTAAATCAGAAATTAACTGTGAATTGATACTATTTTTAAACTGAACACCAATTCTTTGTAAAGTTTCTTGAAAACCTTTTGTAAAATTAAGTGCAGTTTTTGCACCACCATTAGCAGCAGCTTGTAAAGCTCCTTGACTCAAGTAAGTTTCAAGAATAGCATCTAGTTCTTTACCCGCTGTCGGAAGCATTCTGCGCATATTACTAATAGAAGCAAGTACACCTTTGTAATTCTCTTCAGCAAGTTCAATAGCATTTACATCATTAAAATTATCCTTAGAAGTACCTCTAAGACCTAGCAAAGCCTTAGCACTCTGGTTTGCAATATCATTGAACTTCTCAAGTAAATTATTATACTCTGCTTGGTTCTTTACTAAAGAAGTCATAGTAGTGAGCCACTTAGTAGAACCTTTCTCCATCTCTTGCACAGAAGCAGCTGTGCTATCAATAGAAGTCTTTAATAAAGCAAACTTACCAAGATCGCCAAGTTTCTTATTAAACACCTTATCAAGTTCTTCATTAAATTTTGATAAAGCATTCATCTGGTCTTGATTCATTTCTCCAAGATTCAACTTCATATTATTAAGATGTTGAACAGCGTTTGTTAGCTCCGCAATACGCTTTTTAGCTTCTTTTGAATCAGGAAGATTATTAAGTCTTTCAAGCTCCTCTTCAATCTTCTTAATTCTAGCAGTAATTGCACCGTGGGTGAATAACTTATCAAAACCACTAGTTAATTCATCTACATATGAAGCAGTCTGTTCTAAATATTTATTAGCACGAGAATTAACAATAGAAGCAGATAATTTACTCCAAGCAAATTCAAGTCCTTCAAGAGCTAATAAAAATAATCCAATTGGCCCTAAAACAGACTTCCATAGAGTTTTAAGAGCAGCTCCGAGAGTTAAGGCAGAATTACGCATTATGGCAAAAACACCAGTAGTAGCTCTACCAACAGAAGCAGATTGTATCATTGCATTTCTAAATTTTACAAAATCAGCTCTAGCGCTTCTTAGTGCTCTTCCTAAACGATTGACACCAGTAACAAGTAAATTTGTATTTTTTGCAAAATCACTTGGAGAAGCTTGTAGGAATGCTCTTTTAAGAAGTAATAGCCCTACTTTAAGTTTAGTAATAGCACCATATGCTATTAATAATGTAGTAGCAAGTATACCCAATCCAATAACATGCTTTGCAGTTTCCCCTATTAACGGCTTAAGCATACCAAGCAAGCTTTCGCCATTACTCTTCAATTGCGTAAACCAATTTATAACATTAAGTACAATTTTAAATCCAGACCATGTAGCAACAAATTCTGTAATCTGAATTATATTTTTTCTTATTGTTTCAACTACTTGTAGTAACTGCTGTGCTAATGATTTCTGAACTTCTTCCAAAGCCTTTGTAGCTGCATCTACAACTTCAGTTCGATCGGTAATTAAACGCAAATTTTCAGCATACTGTCCACCAACGTCATTTGCTAGAATAGTTGCAGCTCTAATATCACGGAAGTTAAAACCAAGCTGAATCAAGCCAGCAGAAGTACCCCCTGTAGCTTGCTGTAGTCGCTGCATAGTACCGGCTAGACCAAGTTGCTGTAATGCGACTGATGTACTTTCATAACCTAACCTTTGAAAGATTGGATTAAGCTTTTCTGTATCACTACTTAACTTCAAAAGCAAAGAGTTCAAAGCAGTTGTAGCAATATTAGTTTTAAGACCACGTACAGTTAATGTCGCAACAGCAGCATTAAGTTCTTCAAATGAGACACTGGCAGCGGCAGCAGTACCAACAACTTTACCTAAATCGGCATTTAGCTCACGAACAGTTGTAATACCTCTTTCCTGTGTTTTATAAAGTACATCAACCAAATGAGAAGATTCATATGCTGATTTACCATAAGCTTTAATAACACGAGAAAGTAATTGCGCACTTCCTTCAAGATCAGTATTACCAGCAACAGCTAGCTTTGCTGCATTTTTCAAAACCTCTAGTGCGCCAGCACCTTCAATAGTTGCTGTGGTAATAGCAAACATTGCTTTTGCTACATCTTCTGCACTTTTTCCGTACTTAGCAGAAACTTCAAGAATTGTATTACCAATATTTGCTAAGCCGCTCTCTGTTTCTTTTGAAATTGTATTAATTTGCCTTAATTGGAAATCAAATTCACCAAATGATTTAATAGCATCTTTAATAAAATTAACAATAGTATAAATAACAGTACCACCAGCAAAAGCAGTTACAACTGTTTTCCAACCACCTGCCAACCAATTTGTTGATCTTGTCGCTCTTTGTAATGCATTATTTAGCTGATCTGCTGCAGTAGTTGCTTGACCACTTGCAAGTTTAAAGTACTTCAAACCTTCAGAAGCTTTATAAATAGCACTAGCAAGGCGCTCAAACCTGACAAATGCTCTCATATTAGCACTTATCATAACATCTACTTGATTAATAAAACTACGTGTATGGTTTACAATAGCAGAAAAAGCTTTAGAAAGATTATCTATACTATTTCCTACTTTATCAACACGCATCAAAGAGCTTGTAAAACCACTTAGTGCACGTGATATAGAAGAAAAGCCAGAAACAACTGCTGGAGAAAATGCCGATAAACTTCCAAACTCATCAATTGTTCTTCTTAAAGCTACTAGATTCTTTTCTAATACTCTTGAAAAATCAGACATTGCAGAAAGATTCTTAAAAGAATTTCCTAATATACGTAATGCAATTGCAATGGTAGTAAGTTTATTTACCGCAGACTGATCTACAACGCTTCCTAGTTCATTTAATCTACTTATACTTTCAATAGCACTATTAATATTAAATGTAGTAGAAAGTTTCTTTAAAGAATTACCTAACTTATTTAAAAATAAAGCAAATTTTTCTAATAAATTCGTTTTAGAAGCATTACTACTAAATACATTAAGTAAAGATTTTACACCATTAATAACACTATCAAAATTTAAATCACCTGCAAACTTCTTAAAGGAGTTTCCTAGTCTACTGAAAGCAATTGAAATTCTCTCAGTCACTTTTACATAAGACTCACTCTTAGCTAGGGCTTCTAGTAAGTCACTGATATTTACAAAAGCATTAGTAAAATCTATAGTACCTGCAAACTTCTTAAAGGAGTTTCCTAGTCTACTGAAAGATAAAGAAATTTTTTCAAGTATGTTTAAATAAGGTGTACTACTAGCTAAAGCAGACATCAAATCATTTAAAGAAGTTTGTAATTTAGTTATCTCAATTTCTTTACCATCTACAATCTTCTTACCAGAAATTTGACTTTTAAATCTTTCTGCATATGTAGCAGTAGTTCGTAATCCCTCACCAAACCGTCTAATACTAGTTGAAACTTTTTCAAAACCAGAATAAACACCTTTCACAGTATCAGTTAAATTTGCAATTTCTATAAAAGATGTTTTTAAAGTTGAATTACAATTACCTAGCTCAGAACCAAATAAATTAATACCAGAAATTGCTGAAGATGTATATTCTGAAATATTCTTAAAGCCAGCTCCTAAACGATTTATTGATGTTGAAACAGAATCTAATGGTTTTACAACATTTTTTAATGTAGAAAAATTTGTTGTAAAACGTGAAAAAGCCTCACTAAGTTCTTCAGCAACCTTAGTGAGACTTTTTATTGCTTGAACACCAGATGCTGTATTAATATTTAAATCAAATCCAACACTCATTGATTTTACCTCTTAATTTTCAATTATAGCACCGGGTAATCCACTTAAAAATCTGAAACTCTTGTCAACTTCTTCTTCAACTTTTTCATCAAGTGTTTTAAAAGAAATCATATACTTTTCCAATGGTCTATTCGCCTTCGTATCCTTTTCTGCAACTATTTTAGTTATAGTTCCCAATTGATAATCCAATTTACTATATTTTTGTTTAGAGCGAGCGATATGAATAATCCAATATTGAAGAAGTTCTAGTGGAGTTTCTCTTATCATTTTTGGAACATCCAGTATACCTAAATGTTCAGCTACTTCAAATAACTGATCTAATACTGGATACTCCTTTAGTTTTTTTCCTGTTCCTCCATGTTCATACCACTGAAATCAGTAATAGCCTTAGCTACTTCATTCAGGAATGAAACAGGAAGCTCTTTTAGCTTATCTTCAGGGATAACCGGTTCCTTTAGACCAGTTTTAATAATCTTGTACAGCTGCAGCTCTTTATCAGCATCATCTAACTGAAAGATAATTTCACCCGGAAGTTTACGAACTTTGATAAATTTACCACAAACTTCCACATCTTTAGTTTCAGCGGCAAAATCTTTAAGTGAAGTCACATCCCAAAATAATTTTTCTGACATAAATAGTAATCTCCTTTTTATCTATTTAGATAAGGTGACTACAGTGTGTAGTCACCTAATTACATTTAATTAGCTAAGAGTTTCTACTGAGCCTTCAGGCTCATAGTTAGAAGCATCTCCAGTGTGAGTACCTCCAGCAATACCAAAAACTAGTTCAATAGTAGGCATTTCTCCACGAGTATGTGTTCCGGGAGTCCAACTACGAAGCCAAGCTTCTTGAAACACAATCTTTTGTCCAGTAGGACGATTTTTAATTTTCTTAAACTGAATCTCAATTGTTTGAGGAACTCCAATCATTGCTTGTAATTTCTTACGATCATCGAGATTTTCAGCAGCAGTAGCTGTGAAATCGGTAGGAGCACCAAGATCAGCAGGTGCTCTTTCTTCTGCACCTACGGTTTCATTTGTAGTAATATCAATATCATCTCCAGCATCAAAGCCCGGAGGAGTTACTTCCGTGCAATAAAGCTTAAGGGTAGGATCAGCAGAAAAAGTTAAGGTTAAACCAAAACCAGATTTTTGAAAATCTTCAGGCATAATTAAGCCTCCTTATCATTATTAAATTTGGTAAAATAAATTCTAATTAAATAATGAATTTTATCATCATTCTTTTCAGACTCTATTTCATCAATTTCAAAACTGTTAATAACAATACTTAAAGTATCATTTATATCATGAGTGCCTGTTGCAAAATATTCTAAAAGTAATTCACCTAGTTTTGCAACACGTAAATCTGTATCTCTTTTATCAGATAATTCCAAAGCGTAGAATCCAGAACCTTGTGAAAAGTCAGCATATTCATAATGACTTGCAGCTCCATAATATTCCTTTATATAAATATTGGAATAATTTTCTTCTGGAGAATTATTTGAAAATAAAATTTTAATAGGTGTTTCAGCAAACAATTTATATCGTTTTTTAATATCTTCTAAACTATCAACTAAAACTCTTCTCAAATATAATTGAATATCAGTGTCACTAATCATAATTACTTATCTTATTGTTAAATATGGATGATTTTGTAAAGCTGCCTTTACTTTAGTTATGATACCCCACGGATTAGTAGTTGGTTTAAATGGATGCTTTGCAGAAACTGGATGTCCCCTTGATACACCAATTGATTTCCAACCTAATTCATCAACATTTAAGTGGTAAGGATAACCATTCTCAGGATTTTTAGCAACATTATACATTACAATAGTTTGAGGAATTTTTGCATCAATTTGCTGCAATACATGTTCTATTTTATTATATCCATATATTGTTTCTTTAAAATTAGATAAACTTCCATAAGACACAGCATATCTAAAACTATTTGCATATCTTCCAGTTGACCATTTAGTTTTTGGTACTAAATTAATCTCACTTTGAGCAATATCATGCGCACTTGTCAAAACTTCTCGTAAACTATTCTTTATAGCTTCCTTACCTGCTGAATTAATTTCATCAGATAGTAGTTTAAAAAATACTTTAGACTTGTTAGTTCTACGCATTTTCTCTTCTCAATTGCAAATTAACCGCTGCTAATTGTTCTCCAGAATAAATCTTCTTATGATTTACAATAACAAACATAATTCCATTTATTTCCAATTTGTCTACTGTATTTTGAATATCTGGAAAATCAAATCCTTTACCTATTGCTTTACAATCTTCTTTCTGGATGTCAGAATTTGCTTTTTCATAAGCACTGTAACTTAAAGGAGGTGATACAGTAACATCTGTAATAGTATATTCTGTATCATAATCTCTCTCAAGAATTGGTGTTAATGGATCATAAGCATTTGGCTTATTTTTTCTATAATATTTTGCATTAGCAACGCCCATCAGGTTTAACAAAATGTTTGCTAAACCTGAACTTCCTGCAAAAATATTGTCAAATAAACCAGCCATAATCAATACCTAATTACATTTACAATTGACGTTGCTCCAGAATTAGACTCTAACTGTCCAAACAACGATAAGAAATCAAGAGCATCTGTATCCAATTTTTTAGGAATCATTGTAGCATCTACTTTAATAGACATAGAATCAAGTCTTGCTTCGCTGAATCCTTGTGTCAAAATAGATGGAAATTTCGTACTATTTGACATCAAATACAAAGCTTGTTCAAACTCTGCATACTTTACTAAAGCCGGAATTTCATCCGGTTTATAAGTTCTTCCATGCTTATCAACTAAGTTAGCTCTTGGAAAATCTAAGCTTTGTTCTGGAAAAGTTCTAGTTCCAAAAGGAATTATCATCAAATCATTAATTCTAGTAGCCTGAATTAATCTTGCAATTTGTTCCTCTTCAGAAGCATCTGTAAAAGCAGAAGCATCTGAACGACCCTTAAAGTAAAACAATGCTTCCTCTAAGGTTCCATATGAATTTGCACTAATGCCACCTACAGTTGCATCTAAAACTAATTCCATAATACATCACATAGTTACTTATTTATAATTTTAGGATTATTTTGAGAAGAACCAACCCTATTAAACTGAGAACCAAGTCTGCGATTAATTCGGCGTTCTAGTTCTTTGTAAACATCACCAAGTGAGTCACTTCTCAACCTCTTCAGTTTAACCTGTTCATCAAGTAGTTCTGAAACAGATTTAGTAACAGGGATTTCCTTAGTATTTTCGTACTTCTGAGCACGAACTTTCTTAAGAGAATCTTCTAGCTCCTGTTCAGTTGGTTGTCTCTTTTCATTCATATTTGCCATAATGAAAACCTTTATATTAGGATTTCTAAGGGGAATCACTCCCCTTAGAAATTTTTTGGAGATCACTATTCGATAATCTCTAAGAATTATCCTAGAGATTTAATCGCAACAAACGGAATTGCCTTACGATCAGCAATAACACGTGTCCAAGTAGTTCCAGCAGCAAACTCAGCGTAGGTAAGACCAAGGTGAGTGTTATTGACTAGACTATCACTGACCTTATACCCACGAGGATGGACTAGGATTGAACGCCTTGAGTAAAGTTTCTCTTCACCAGTACCGTTACCAGAGGCAGGATCGCGATCAATTTCCTGAGGACGATCAACATAACCATAGTTTAGACCAAATACACCCGGTCCATAGAGGAAAGTGTAATATGCAGTCTTATCACCAGCAGCAACAGTTGGCATACCGTCATCAACAACAACGCGCATACCGTTAAAAGTTGGGAACATAGTGTTGTTTTCGGCATCACGGACAAACTCAATTAGCTGCTGGGTCTGAAGGTTGGTGTACACAACAGAGTGCATTGCAATTGTATTAACAACGCTCTGATAATCACCAAGCTTACCACGAGCCATAATAATGGCTTCAGCAGTAACGGTTGGATCAGCACCAGCACCAGTATTAGTAGAAATATCAGAAATCAGGTCACCACTATGATTCGTGATAGAATCAGCACAGATACCAATAGAAGCATTGATAATCTTCTTCTGAGCATCATTGGTCCAAAAATCATTGATATAATTATTGATTGCAGTCATTGGATTACTACCAGCAAGGATTCCTGCAATAGTCATTGCACTGAAACCTTTAGTATAGAAACCCTTAACTGCCATTTCAGCACCAGCAGTAATCTTATCAAGATTTAGCTTGGTATTAGGATCATCTGAACCAATCTTAGGTTCATCCATGTTAATCACACGCCAGAAAGGCATGTTAATATACTGACCACCTTCGGTAGCATCCATAAGACGAGTTACACGTGGGTCAGAAACAGCTACACCAGTAGCTACAAAAGCGTTTTTAGTTAGAAATGCTTCGGAATCGTATGAGGTAAATAACTCTGGTACAATAACATCTGTTAGACGAACTGAACTAGTTGCCATATTAAGTTCTCCTTATTAAATTGAAGAATATTTTTTTCTATATTCAAGTGCGCGAGCCCTATCTTTATGAAACAACTCGGCTTGCTTATCTAAATTATACTTATCACTCTTAGGATCAAAATACTGATCCCAACCTGTAGAATTACCAACACCTTCTCTTGCACTAGCGCTCAAACTCGGCTTCATAAATCCGGGCATCTTTGAAAACAGTGTATCGACAAACTCATCAAGTGTATAAAGCTTATCAACGGTCTTATACTTTTTAGAATCTTCATCAAATTCAATCTGATTCTTTGCAGTAAGACAAAAAGCTTCGAACATAGCAGGATCACCCTTTTCAGCAAAAGCTTGCTTTAGCGCAGTTGTCTTATTCATATCAGAAATTAGAGCAGTTTTTTCAGCAACTTCATCAGAGAGCTTCTTAATCTTGCTTTCATAATCTAACTTCATAGTATTGATTTTATTAGCGGAATCATTTCGGATTTCTTCAACCTTTTTAACAAACTCTTCATTCTTTGCATTACCGTTTGTCTTATAAGATTCAAGTTCATCTTTCATTGCATTTACCTGCTCTGGAGTAAATTCTCCAAAAGCCTTCAGCTTTGACTCCATTTCATTATGAAGCTTGCGCTCCTTGAGCATTGTCTCATGAACCACTTTAAATTCTTGTAAAGGCTTTACATCTTTAACATTCAGACGATACAGTTCTTTTCCATCGTCTGTATTGACTTGTGTATAAAGTCCCTTAAGAGAATCATCAATTTCATTCAGGTTTGGTAGTTCAAATGATAAATCCGGCATAGTAATCTCCTTTTCCTTGATATCACATCTTAGAAGTTTTTTCTAAAGAATCACTCTTTAAAATATTAATTTTTGCTAAAGGTATCTTCTTTACCTTATATAATATAATATAGCACACTTTTTAAAAAAGTCAAATGCTTTTTATAAAAAAGTTTAAAAATTTTCTGTTTTTTATAAGTTATTTCTTTTTTTCTGTTCTTTCTTGTGATTTTCCATCAAGTACAACTTGAGTTGCATCATTGATAGAATCTCCACCCTCTTCCTTTGTTAAACTTTCTTTGGAATACTTTCCAGACTGCTGTTTATTAGATGATCCTTTGGAAGATTCGACAATTTTATTACGTTCTTCCTGTTCAGCATTCATAACTTTTTCCCACTCTTCAAAAGAAGAATATGAAGTATCGCCATTCTCACGCAGTTTGTTATAATAATCCTTATTAGTATAACCTTTAACAGCACCAGACCAGATTGAATAATTATTAATGGAAACAGTAGAACTTTTAAGAATAGAAAACTCTAGATTTGGAATAATATCAATCTTAGAAACTTCTTTATCAGAAAGTCCTCTCCATTCTGCTGCCGCTTTGAGAATAACTGTAAACCCATCGGCAAGTGTTTTAGCAATTGATTTAAGCGAAGCTGTCTTTAATGAAATATTATTCTTTACAGATTCACCAGTTTCATCACCACTTTTGATCAAAGATAAACCAAGCCCTGAAGCATATTCTTTCTTAGCTTCAATTGCAAGACGTTGCTCTGATAAACCACTTCCACCAATTTCAACCCACTTCAAATCTGCTTCTGGATTAGTAACTATAATTGCTTTCTGTGTACCTGTATACAAGTCAGTATTCTCAATACCTTTTCCAAAAAGAACACCGAAAGATTGTTTATGAATTGAAATTTCGTAATCAGCACTTGCCCTGTAAAGAGCTAAAGAAGCATTGCACAAAGAATAAATAATTGGTTTAGAAGGTTCGATTGACAATTCGTAGCCATTAAAGCAATAAAATGGAATTTCATTCTTAAATTTATTATGAATACGTGGATAAACAATTTTAAGTCCTTCATAATCAACAATACCACTATTATCAAAAGGGGGGTCAAAAATAGCTTTAAAATTATTAGAACCGCTATAAGAATAATATAAAGGCTCTTCTAGTTCATTTCCTGCATCATCTACTGTCTTCAAGCCAAGAAATCTATATCGATTTACATTCACAGGTGCTAATGCTGAGTTCTCATAATCAACATAACTTTCATCAAGTAAAACAAACTTTAGAAGCTGCTTACCTTTGTACAAAGTGTAACCCCAATTAACAATCTGTCTTGTATCATACTGAATCATATTTGGGTACATGTCAACACGATTCTCAATAGTATCAGGTGGATCAAGCAGAATTGCATGACGACCATACTTAGTTAAATAACTTGAAGTATTTCTATAAATATCAAGAAAGGACTTTGTTTTTAAGTAAGAGGGATTCGGTAAATACTTTGTCCTAACATCATCAGGAACTTCAATAATCGGGTCCTTCTGCCAAAGAATACCAAAAAGACTATTAAAAAACTCTACAGGATAGTCAAACCAAGTTGCTCTATGTAGGTAATCCTCATAAGCAACCTCCCCTCTGGAAATATCCATCCGCATACCTTCGGTCTTACGAAGATACATCTCTCTGCGCTGCTTAATAACATCTTCTCCGCAAAGACAGTCGTCTACTTTATCCCAAATTGGTGCATACTCAGTATAAGTCTGCTTAGTAGGCAAACTTGTAACAATATCTTTTGAATCGTTCATAATAACTCCTTAAATATAAATATCATAGATACGTGCCACTCTTCTCTCTACATAAATATTAGTAAGAGCATGTACAAATGCGTCAACTTGGTCATCATGTTTCTGTGACATTGTAGGACTAAATGCAGCACACTCATTTAAAAATGCACCAACCCAATTTCCTCTTTTTGGAATAAAAACTCTACCAGAATCAAGATAAGGTAGCACCTGTTCACATCTAAGCACCTTGTCTTTAGTAGGGTTAATGTCTATAATTGGTATTCTAGTATCATTTTTTAATGTTTGAATTAAAGCAGGTCCTGAAGATTTATATTCAATAAAGAAACCCTTAAACAAAGAATTCTTAAAGTTCTGTGCTATTTTATAATAAAAGCCTTTAGCAACCTTTATTAAATCAGGCATTTCATATTTTCCGCGCACCAAGTCAAGCAAGTAGGTATCATTCTTATACTCACCAACGGCTAAAAACACAGAGTAGTCATTGTGATTCTTAATGCCTGTAGCAGTATCCGCAAAAATTTTAATACCTTCAAACTTATCAGGAAGCTCATCATATGTTTTAAATTTATCAATATGAATTAAAGTACCTCCTTTAGGAGTAGGTTCCTGCATATACTGCGACATGTATTCATAGGGTTTGTTTGAACGCATATTAAGAAGCTCTTTTATAGGCTCCTTATATTCCCAATAACTTGCAACACCATTCTTATCTAAATCAGCTTTTAAATAAGGTTCTGCAATTTTCTTTATTTTTTCAGGTAATGCTTCAAAATATTCCTCATCAATTTCTGCTGGAATCTTAATTAAAGTCCAATTATCAAAATTACAGTTGTCGAGAAGATAGCCAGTTGGATCATCCTCATGCAATCTCTGCATAATTAATACAATTGGAACATTTGGATTAGCTTTACGTGACATCAATGTTCCATAAATAATTGAATTGATGTTCTCCCTCTTAGCAGGAAAGTTAGCATCATCAGGCTTTAATGGGTCATCAATAATAATCGCTCCAGTAAAACCAGACTCCATATAGCCAGCACGCTTACCAGTAATCTTACCGCGCATACTTGCAGCTAAGAACTCACCAGCGTTACGACCTCTGTACTCTAATGTCCACTCTTTCTTCTTATTACTATCTAACTTAAAAGAATATCCGGGTCGTAAATCTACAAATTCCGGTGATTCTATAATATCTTTTATATCTTGAGAATGACCTTCTACTAATTCATCTGAATAAGAAGTTTCAATGAATCTCATATGTGGATTCTTGAAATAGCACCAAGCAGGAAACATCTTTGAAACATAAACACTCTTTGTAGAGCCGGGGCTGATATTGATTATAACATTCTTAAGTTTCTGATTATAAACATCTTCCAATATAGAACAAATGTAATGATGATGCCAGTTTTCTTTGAAAACCTCTCCTTTTAAAACTTTAAAAAAGTAAGTAGAAAATGCAAAAAGACTATTCTGAAAAACATAATCAACAACTGCTTTTTGTTCATCATTTTCATATAATTCACTGCTCATCATTTACCTCTTCAGCATCTTCAGAAGATGTTTCAATCTTGTTAGCAGTTTTGATTGTAGGTTCAGCAAAACTTTTAATCTTATTAAGCATTAATTCTGCGTCTGCTGGATTAAAGTTAGCAATAACAGTGTTATTAGTTTGATTCACACTATCGGAAGTTTGCTTTTTCCAGTTCTCCGGGTCTTGACAATAAAGAACCATCTCAACTGCTTTCATGTTTGGTGGAATATTCTTACTAACCTTTTTAACTTTCTTAGAAACAACTTCAAATTCACCATTATTTTTATTTTTAGTCTGAAATTCAGTAACTTCTATATCTTCATACACACCACCAGTAACAAGCTGTTGCAAAGATTGTTCTGCATAATCTTTAAGAGCAAGCTTTCCCTGAGTAATAGCATTCTTAAGCTCAGGGAAACATCTCTTATAAAAGTAAAAAGTGTCTTTAGATATTCCTAAGAAACTTAAAATCTCAGACTCAGGGGCTCCATCACGCACCATAATAGAAAGCTGAAACAACTTTGGCTTAATATCTTGCTGATAATTTAAAAGTTCACCTGCCGTTGGGATTCTTGCTTTTGGTTTTACGAGTGAAGTTTCATTTTCCATTTAAAACACTCTCCCACTTACTTATATTATTCTCTAGCCAAAATGAGTTTAGCTTCTTCTTATTATCAATAATAGTATCTTTATATAACGACAAATTATTAAAATAAGTAGAAACAGATTTATCTAGTTCATTAGCATCTGCAAAACAGTTTCTTTCATCAAAAGCTGTATAATTTGGAGTATCTTGTGTTAAAATAGGTACACCATCGGCCCAAGCCTCCAACTGTTTTATATTACTTTTTGCATAATTAAATAAAGAATGCTGCAAAGGTTGAATATATAAATTTGCATCTAATGATTTTCTATAACTTGGATATCCTAAAATATGTGTACCGGGATATACTTCAAAATCTTTTATAAATCTCTTAGCAAAATAAGGAATACATCCAACTAAAACAAACTGATACTTATGTCTATTTTCAATAATCCAATCAGAGATATGTGTGAAATCATCTACACCATTATTTCTGAAATCGTAATCCACATGAGATTTATCACAACAAATTACAATTCTTGGCCTCTTCTTATTTCTTTTATAATTATCAACCGATTTGTTTACATCATAAAAAGAACCATACCACCACTTAGGAATATAATTAGGAATTACTATAAACCTATCTATCGGAATATCTAGCTTACTAGCATAATAATTAGCTAAAAACATATTTGTAGTAGTTATTTTATCAGCATGTGTCATATAATAGTCAATAAGAGCTTCTGCATGAAAAAATCCCGGTTTCAGCCAATTATATACAGGAATATCATCATAAAACAAAATATCATCTACATCATAAATAATAGAAAAACCATATTCTTTAGATTTTCCTAATAAGTAGTCATACCATTCTTTATAGTTAGATGTGTATAATCTTTGTACTCTAAAAGAATCACAATACTTTAAATAGTAATCGTCGTGATTAGAAGATGCTGAATCACAGAATCTATATTTATTTTTAAACATAGACTCCATAGTCAATGAAGGCGCAATGATTCTATAGAATCCCGGCCCACTCATCCCAGCATACATGGAACAATGTAATTTCTGACCAAAAACACTCATCAGCATCTCCTTATCGTTTTAGTTACTTCTTCTTACCACCAGTTGAAGTTTTCTTTTTCTTACACGCCATAGTAATATCTCCTTTATTTATACATAAAGTCCACACACACATTCTTTCTTATTTCTAAGAAGTGCGCATGGGCATTTTGTATCTTCATTTTTAGCTACTTGACAAGGGCAATACCCGTCATTATCAGCGATTTCTTTTCTTATTTGTAAGACAAAATTTTTATCTGGATTTAATTTCATGAAAATATATTAGTATTTAAAATTAATAAAAATGGCTGCTGATAGCCAATACGATATCATTCTGACAATCACCAGCAGCAATAATTATCAGCTAGATATAATATTAATAGGCAAAATGATAAATGCTCTCATGAGAAAAATGCCCTAGTGCATGTGAGCAGTACCACCGTCATTCTCGCTAGCTAGTCGAAATGATAGAAAAGTGTGCAGTTTTAACGCCGGGACGTTAACCTAAGCATTCTGGCAGTTTGTTTTAAATTAAGGTGGAGTTATTTTCGTACACCTGCTACATTTCTTGTGTCGAGGAAAAACTCCACGAAACCTTTCTATCTATACTATTAATATAACACTATTTACAAAAAAGTCAAGTGCTTTTTATAAAAAAGTCTAAAAATTTTTAAACAAAGTGTAAGAAAAACTCTTACACCTTGCTAAAACTTAATTATTTACATTAACAGCGTAACGTTCTTTAAGCTCTTCCTGTCGCTCAGAACTCCAAGAAGATGACCATCTGAAGAATCCGATAATTCTAAGACCATAATCTTTAATTTCTGCTCCGCATTTTGGACATTTTTCGTACTTTCCTTCAAGAATGCAACCATTCTTACAACGACTATGAAACAAATTCAATGCAAAATGCTCACAACCTGATTCAACAGCTTTATGAATCAACATTTCAGCTTGTTTTGCTGTAACACGTTCTGTAATAGTCAAGTGAACAATACCACCGCCAGTGAGAAGCAAGTTGGTCCTGCCATCCATCTTCATTCTGTCAAACACATCCACTTTTTCAGTAAGAGGAATAGTTTGATTTGAATAAAGATTAAATGGTACTGCTTCCTTACCAAAGATAAGACGATCAGCTTTAGCCATTCTTACTGCCATTGCTTCACCCGGAATCTGTTCAATATTTGGAATTACTGTCACATGTTATAATAACACTTCTTGCTTCACTGGGATTTTTAGGCCCTCCACAAGCACTTCCGGTGTGACCCACCGTGTAAATCCTAATACCTTAAGTAACCCTCCTTACGTTACTATACTATCAATATAGCATGTTTCAAGGAAAAGTCAAGCGGTAAAACTATAAAATTTTAAGATTTATCTCGTGTTATTATATTTCATGTGGTTCTTGTTCAGGCAAGCTCGTTAGGCTTACCCGGCTTATCTCACTGGTCAGGTGAGGGCTTCCTGCATGTTTCCATGCAGCACAGACTATATCATTTACTCATTCCTGAGCAAGAGTACTTCGGAGTACTTACCCCTACTCCCTTACGGGATAGTCGTTGAACCTTCCTTGTACTGGCGGTCTGTCAAATACAAGGCTCGGCTGCTGATTACCATGCTTGCAAGGCAAGTTTAGGTGTTCCAGCAATTCACTTTCTTCTTCGATGAGGCTCACGCCTCAAAGGGACCTAGTTGATCCAAGTTCTTTTCCACGTGAAATGCAATAGTCATTAAAAGCAGACATTACTTCAATGTCAATGTTTTCGTTCTTACCAAACTTGCGCTCTAGTGTTCTATAACACTCCCAAGTACCAATAAGACCAAAAGTTGAAAACAAACGATTGATATCAATTGTACCATTTGCCATAAATGGCTGCAATCCTGACTTAATCAGCTTTAGAAGCAAGTCTTTATGCGCTCGAAGAATCGTACCTGCATCTTTCACAGCATCTTTCATTTTAGCGTAAAAATCATCAATACTGGTTGACATTAGAGCAAGTCTATTCAGATTTACAACACAAACACGATGACTTCCGAGTGATAGTGCTGCACCAAAAGAATTAACAGAAGATGCCATATCCATCATTTCTGTATCGTTTAAGAGTCTACAGCAGGATGAAACCTTACTGCCAGCAGAAACTAAAATATTGTACCTGTGAATTGGCCTTTGACACATATCATGTACAAATTCTGTATCTACAATCTTTCCATCTCTTTTTGCAATATTAATAGTTACAACAGGAAATGTAAAAGGTTCATTCGTCTCAGTGCAACCACGATCAATAATATCACAGAAAATGTTCTGAAGTTCAAGAATAACTTCCATCACATAATCCAAAGAATACCCAGTTTCTTCATAATACCATTCCAAATCATAAAGCATAGCTTTCAGTTTCACACGATCAAAGACTGAAACATTTGTAAATGGTGATTCATATGTACTTCTACTGCAATCATTTACATCATAAATAAACTGCTGGAACATGTTCTCAATGTATTTACGTGATACATGATCGTTTTTAATTTTATCAAGATCAAACCCATCAGTAAGTAAAACACGAGCAGAATCAAAGAAGAAACTTCCTACGGCAACGGCTCCGGCAAGAGCATTACTGCTTAACACATGTACAGTGCCAGCAAGCATACTTACATAAGAATGAAGATGTTTTGCAGGACTGCACTTCAAAGTACCTTCCCTGCCAGAAAGAACAAGATCAATGCCAGAAACTGAATAGCAATAAGGCAATAGAATCTTAGTTGCATCATTAATAGGCAAAGTATAATCATACATCATTGCAGAGATTCTATTGGCTTCCTCCTGCCCGACATTGTTCTTAAGCTGTCTGTAAAGCATGTCATGCCCAATAGTCTTGTGAAAGACATTATCAGCTTCAGAGATAATACGAGCAATTGAATTTGAAGCTTTATTTGCATTATTATCAATTGAATCATTATTCAACTGACCAAGCATGAAGTTCTCTACCTGACTGATATAATCATAGCGAGGAACATCAAAACCCTGAATTTTAAGAATAGAATTTGTCACAGAAGGATCAGTAATATTATAAACTGTGGAAAGACGTTCTTTCAATGCCTTTTTGATATTTTTACGAGTTTTATCAGTTTTGGCATTTGGATTGAAACATTCTTCCACAGAAACAGTATCACAATTCATAAAATTTAACCTCATCAATTATATTTCCATTATTCAATACATAAAAGCGTTGATTTGTAGTTGCTTTGTATAAAGCACCAGCTTCTTCATTATAATGACCAACTTTTAAATAGTCAATATAATGTAAAAGATTTTCATATTTATACTTAAAGTCATCAAAAGTTTCTATACCAGTGTATAAACAAATTTTATATTTATACTTTTTGCAAAGAAGAAAATAGTTTTCTAAATCATCACACCATTCACCACCTAAAAATGTAATACAACTGCATTTATTTAAATAGGCAGACAGATCATATTCAAAGTCAGCTAAAGAATACTCTTTAGGAGTAATATTGATATTTTCCCAAGAGCACCCTTTACAATGATAAGGACAGCCTGCTACGAATAGAGAAAAAGATATCTCAATTGGAACTTCTCTAAATGTAATTTGTTTATCATAAATCAACATTACCACATTCTTTCACGTAAGGTTCTTCTGATTTCTTACAAGGAAAAGTATTTTTGCAATGAATACATTCCCAAACGAATTCTCCAGAAGAGAGCTTCATTTCCATTCTAACACCACATTTAGGACAAAACTTTTGTGGACTTGAAACAAACATATAAAAATCTCCGTAACTAAATTGTTTCTACTTTAACAGTTGGATTATTTTTAAAAATTTCTATAAAACGTTGTACTTTATATTCTTCAAGTATTTCAGAAGATACCGAGATGGTCTTACCAAAGGTAAGTGTAGCATCCTTACTCACTATTAATGCATCAACATAGTTTGTCATAAATTACCTCCTTGTTGTTCTCTTTGTTTGTAATCTTTACTATAGCACTTTTTCTAAAAAAGTCAAATGGTTTTTTGAAAATAAATGCACTTTTTTCAAATTAATACAAATGTAACATTGAAAGTTATTTTTACAAAAATGAAATAGAAACTGTTTACTAAAACATTGTAGTTTGTATTTATTTTATAATATTCATAAAAAACTTAATTCGCGGTATGTATCTTCCCTTTTGGGAATATTTTATTCAGGGAATAGTGGTCTTGGCAGTTCCTGCCATTGTGTTCCACAAAAATTTAAACAGAGCTGTAACTTGCTTTGCTTTCTTGTTTCTTTTCTCTTTTCTTGTTTTAAAAAAAAAATAAAATATAATAATATCCCCCTATAAGGGGGTATATATTATTATAAATTTTTAAAATTTTATTTCTACACGTGCGTATGCGCACACGCGCGAGGCGACTTGCTGTTGAATCCAATTGATGCAAAATTAAAATTTGCGCGCTTTTCTTCTTTTTTCTTTCCTGTAAAATTAAAATAAAATTATATTATAATAATATCCCCCTATAAGGGGGAATATATTATTATAATTAATTTTAAATTATTATTTTTCATAACGCATGTGCGTGTATACGCATACGCATACGCGTACGTGTGAGTGAAATTATTTCTCTGTTTCAAGCTGTTTTTTCTTTTCTTTTTTCTTACCCAAAAATTATATTATATTTATATCCCCCTATAAGGGGGTATATATAAATATACTTTTTTAGTTTTTCTCTCCTAGCGCGTGTATGTGCGCGTATACATGCATACGCGTACGTGTGAGTGAAATTATTTCTCTGTTTCAAGCTGTTTTTTCTTTTCTTTTTTCTTACCCAAAAATTATATTATATTTATATCCCCCTATAAGGGGGTATATATAAATATACTTTTTTAGTTTTTCTCTCCTAGCGCGTGTATGTGCG